GTATGACAAAAATTGTTAGTGCTAAGAATTTTTCATCTTCCGATGATTTTCAAGTCACTGATGATTTATCTGGATATAACTTTCTATATATAATGAACTGCTATTATGACGGATTTCATCCTAATTTTCATGGCGAAATGCATCCGATATATCCGTTTATAAACAATCTCTACGCCAACGAAGGATTATGGTTTTCGGTGTACAGAGGAGACAGCAACACAATCAATAAAGTTTATATAAAATACAACCCAACCACTAAGACTTGGAATTTTACTCCAAGCGGACAGTTTAATGATTATCTGATTATATACGGAGTAAAGATATAACCAAACGAAATAAAATAACCATTTTAATCTCACAAAGGAGGAAAACAAAATGAAATATTATCTTACAGAAATCACCACTTATAACAATGGTACGGCAGATGCAACGGGTATATATCCTTATGACGATAAAGACCTTGCTGTTGCTAATTTCCACAGCAAGATGGGCGGTGCAATGAAAAACGCAAATTACGCTTCTGAACTTCTCGTGGTAATGTCCGGGAGCGGTGAGCTTGTCAAGCGTGATTATTGGGTGCGTCCTGTTCCCACTCCCGAGCCTGAACCGACTCCTGAAGTAGTAGAGCAGACAGAGGGCGAGTGACAAAATGAGGTGACAATATATGGTTAAACAGCGAGTTCCACAAGTATCTGAGAAAAACTGGCTAAAGGTCAATGGGTTTAACAGGCAGTTAGTCAAGGACTTTCTTGAATACAAAGTGGAATTTGCTGATAAATCATATATCACATATACATCCTCTCTCAAAATATTCTTTTATTGGGTGTATGAGAACTTAGACAACAAGCGATGTGTGGAGATTAAGAAAAAGGAATTTATCAAATACCTTAACTGGCTTACAAACAGAGGGTTATCGGAAGCCGCAATAAAGCTAAAGAAGTCTGTTATAAGTAGCTTGTGTAATTACATTTTAACGATGTATGAAGATGAATTTCCTACATTCAGAAGTTTTGTTACATCTGATATGAAAGTAATACAAACTGGACTTGTATACGAAAAACAGCCGCTAACGAAGCAAGAATACACAGAATTGTGTATGAAGTTAGAACAGGCAGAACAATGGCAGATATTGGCGTGGGTTAAATTTACTTATTCGACCGGGTGTAGACGTGCGGAGAGTATACAACTACGAAAAGAGATCGTTGAATACACGCCGATAGTCAAGGAAGTAACATACACTGGTTCCGATGGCATTGTTCACAAGGCAATTTCCACCTGTTATAAGACCCATAAGATACGGTGTAAAGGGCATAGCAAGGTAGGGAAAGTAAGACGATTACAGTTTAGTGAGGAAGCAATGCAAGCTATTAAGAAGTGGCTTGAATATCGTGGGAATGATGATTGCCCGTATGTGTTTGTATCCATAGACAAGAATGGAAATGTAACACAGATGGTTGACCATGGGATAAATGTTTGGTGTAGCGGATTGCTAACATCTTTGGTAGGTAGGAGAGTACACCCACACTTATTCCGTGAGAGTAGGGCAACAAACATAGTTGTAGAAGAGGGCAAGACTATTGAGACAGCACAAAAACTGTTAGGACATGAAAGTAGCGACACCACGGCAAAGCATTATATAGTGCGTGAAGATACGGAAGATGCCGATGAGGCATTTATATAAGGAGGATAAGTAATGGCTAATGTAACAAATGCCCCGATACTGGATTCGACAGGGCAGAGCATGATTGAAAAGCTCAACTTAATAGCAAACCGTGTAAAACCGACAGGTGGCGGCGGTGGAGGGTCAGGAACAGATGATTATACCGATTTGGATAACAAGCCGTCTATCGAGAATGTTCCGCTTGTTGGTAACAAAACTGCATCAGACCTCGGTTTACAGACCCAGTTACAGATAGATAATGCGCCCGTACAAGGTAGTAACGGAGTGGCTAAGAGCGGAGGTATATATAGTGCCATACAAGCGGCTACTGAGACAGTAACGGTGTCACAGGCAAGTGCCGATTTTGAGGAAGTGTTCGGGCCTGTTGAGGTAAGACCCAACAATATGTATACGTTCAGCAATTCAACTAATATAGACGCTTCTGATATAACTTATGACGATTAAGGAGGGGTAGATTATGGCGGTTACAAAGACATATTACACATGGCCTTTACCTGCATCTTCTTATGCAAGTTTAGAGGAAGTAATAGCATACATGGATAATACATTAGCACCGTTTATTGCTAATATGTACGGATTTGTTATAAGAAATGATTTAACGGTGACTTCTCCCTCTTATGCTCAGTATTCCCATGTGATATTTTTTGCGGAGGATTCTAACTCTTATCCTATTCTGTGTCTATTTAATAGCAACAGTTCAAGCTATTATAACAAGAATTTCTTTATAGGTGCTGTGAATTATGTAGGAGGAGTGTTTAAACCTATAAATACATTTACCAGTGGAAACCAAAGTCGAAGTATTAAAACAGACAGCAATAGTCCTTATGGTTTTGTATTTAGTTATGGTAGCGGAAGTGCAAAGACAGAGAAATTTGATTTTGGAGACGGTAGAAAGTTATTTATTATGTCTTGCTATTTCAGTGATGGTGTTGAATCTGTGGACAGTGGACACCCTGCTCTTTACTATGCTCCCACCAAAGTAAGTGGGTATGTAAGAAATAATTGGATTTTGTTCGGGTATAGTATAGCCATTTCCTATTTGGAAGAAATGGAACAATACTATACGGGTAGCATGAAATATATGAGCAGAACTTCCTATAGATTCCGTCCATCTGTTACGGATAGAGAGTTTTTAATGAAACGTGATGAATTTTGGTTTGCAGATGCCGGAGACGCATCTATTCTTAATATGTACTTGTTCTCCAATTCACGTAACAAGAAGTCGGGAACAGGTTTTACGGTTGGGAATAAGAAATATGTTATTTTAGTAGATCAAGATAACAACGATACCACTTGCGCTCATGTAATCCCGGAGGAGGTGTAAAAGATGATAACAAAAGTAACTTATGATTTACCCGCAATTCCGGCTAATGAAACGTATGAAGATGCTAAAGCATTTATAGATATTCTTGCGGCTTTCTTTGCTGAGAAGTTAGGAATAGTTGTAAGAACCGACATGACATTAGAAAAGCCTGATTGGGCGCCAAATAGTTATGTTGTGTATTTGGCAAAAGATAATCAGATAGATTATCCATGGCTGTGTATTTACAATTCTAATACAGATAATGCCGCAGGTTTGACTACATTTTGGATTCAAACTTGCACTTATTTAGATGGAGTAGGATATAAACCTGCCAATCTAATAGGTGCGTGGGTTCCAACAGGTTCTACTACATTGGATTTGACCTACGGTGCTAATGGTCATGCTATGAACTATTGTATATCTAAAAACCATAGTAGTCAGATAATTACTATTACAACAGTAGACTTTTCGGATGGACGTAAATTTGCTTATTTGAGAGTTTTAGACAAAACATCGAGGGAACCCGTAACAGGAACTCGTAATACACAGTGTATTTTTATTACACCCATTGTCTTTTTGGATGGTACGTCAACAACTACTTTATGTTTCGGAGTTAATTGTGACAGATTTTATACATCATATTTGCCGCATATACAATCTGAAGCAGGGACTACACTTACTTTACTACAAAAGGGTAATGCTGAAAACCTTTTAGGGTTTAAACCTAATATTAGTACGACAGAGGCTTTAGTATCTATAGACTATTGGGTTGATAATAACATTTGTATTCCTAATGTGTTTGAGTTTTCCAATACTCAAAATAAGGAAGTTGGAACAGTATTAACTATAGATAATAAAAGTTATATTGGTATAGCCCCTTATACAGATAACAATCAATATTGGCAATTATGTATCCCAGAGGAGGTATAAGTTATGAGTTTTTATGACAGAAATACATTAAAAAATGGAATACTCTCAAAACTGTATGCGTGGCTTGATAATGCTTTAGCAGGTAAAGCCGATAAAGGTACTACTCTGTCATCCTATGGCATTACAAACGCATACACAAAGACAGAGACGGATACTGCATTGGCAGGTAAAGCTGATTCCTCAACGACCTATACCAAAACACAGGTCGATGCGGCATTGAATCTGAAAGCAAATGTAGCAACTACTTATACCAAAACCGAGGTTGATACGGCGTTAAGTGGCAAGGCTGACGCTTCTACAACTTACACAAAGACGCAGGTTGACACGGCGCTTAGTGGTAAGGCAAATGCCGCAACAACACTTAATGGTTATAATATTACGGATGCTTACACAAAGACAGAAGTTGATACCGCATTAGAGAGCAAAGCAGGTACATGGACTCTTATTGGCACTCAAACCGGGACAAGTACAGATGAGCAAGAAATAGGCACTCTTGAAATTGGCACAGATAAGAGTTTACAAGAGTTATTAGGTCTGTATTCAGAGGTAATGATACAAGTGTCTGCAACAGAGTATGCGTCAGGGGTTGGTAATCCTTTATGGTGTTCTCTTGCGGGAACATTTATGATTGAACCCATAACAGATATATGGGATTCAAAACCTAACGCCGCTCTTAACATGGGGTTATCTCATTTTTCGACCTCAACAACTGCATTAAGCGCAGAGATAGGAATAAGAACATCATTATCCAAAATAGTATTTATGCTTTACTCTATAAGGAATACTAATGATCCCGCAAATCCTGAGAACTGGATTATGGAAAAATCGGGGTTAGGTAGAACGTATGGTGTAATCTATTCTGTATATGCAAGATAAGGAGGTGTACCATGGATAACATCATTGTTGCCCTTATCGCCGGGGGGTGTTCGCTATTAGGTGTAGTTATCACAAACATAGCTGCCAACACCAAAATAGCAGAACAACTAAAGGCGGCACAGGGCATTACCGACAATAACTTGAAAAACATCAAAGATAACATGGAGAATCTTACACAGGAGGTTAGGCGGCATAATTCCTTTGGGGATAGGATAACGGCATTAGAGACACGCCAAAAGGAATTACAAGAGCGTGTTGATCGTATGGACGCAAAGATGGAAAGGCTACATAGTAAAGAGGTATAGATATGCTATCCTATATGGAAAGGGATGTTATGGTTGAGATAGCAAGACGAGAGGGTATTAAAAGACGCAAAAGACATAAATATCACACAATGGATATCATACTGGCAATTATGGGTATAGCCATTTTAACCTTTACAATAACCATGATTGTGATGTTTTGTGTCTTTCAAAGCGTCCCGGATACGCTTATACAATGCTTTTTCACTTGTTGCGGAAGTGAGAGCGGATTCATGGCACTAATAATGATAGCAAAGAAAATCAAAGAGGGTAAATACACGGATGAAGCGGATTAAGAAGCTGACTTACAATGAGCGTAAGATAGTAGAAAGTTGGGGACTGAATGTTGAAAATTGGGGACGTGAAAAAGTAGTCGATGGCTACCTTATTCTACGTAATCTTACAACAAGTGAGGTGAGAAAAGTACCCGCAAGGGTCAAAGCAAGATGTTAACTGTATTAATTATATTGGCAGTAATTTATGCAATCTGTTTATTAGGAGGAAAAGGTGATGAATGATATGACATATTTAGTATTAAGAATAATTACAACCTTGATAGCAATGATAATTGCTATATATGTAATACCTTTACTTAAACAATCTATAGCAAAAATACAAGATGAAAAATTACAGGAATTTATTAAATTTGCTGTATATGCAGCACAACAAACTATACAGGATAATTTTAATAAAAAACAATATGTAGTATCTCAAGTAACACAATGGCTTGCCAGTCATAATATTAAAATTACAGAGGAGCAACTGGATTTACTTATAGAGGGTGCTGTTCTTACAATGAAAACAAATACTAAATAATGGGGGAGGGATAGTTATGGGGTATACAAAGGTACAAGCTCAAGCGTTTATAACACAAATAGCACCCTTAATACAAGCAGAAGCTATTAAACGAGGATATAAGACGTGTGCGGCAGTGATAGCACAAGCCATAATAGAGAGTGCCGCAGGTACATCTGGACTTGCTAAATACCATAATTATTTCGGTTTAAAATGTGGAAGTAAATGGAAAGGTGCCTCTGTAAATATGAAAACTAAGGAAGAATATAAAGTAGGCACTTTAACAACTATAAGGGATAACTTTAGGGCTTATAAGGATATGGTAGAGGGTGTTGCCGGATATTATGACTTTATAAGTACTACAAGGTATTCTAACCTTAAAACTGCCACAGACTATAAAACATACGCTACGTTCCTTAAAAATGATGGGTATGCCACATCCAGTACATATGTAAATACTTTATGTAGTACTGTGGAAAAGTACAATTTAACACAGTATGATAAAGGTTATTTACCTACATTAAAAAGAGGGTCCAAAGGACAGGCGGTTAAGAGTTTACAGCAATTACTTAATTATTCAGGTATAGGTGCTAATTTAGTTGTAGATGGTATATTTGGTTCTCTTACAGAGATATCTGTTATAGCTTTTCAGAAGTATAACGGACTTAAAGCAGATGGTATTGTAGGTAGTAAAACATGGGCTAAGTTACAAGATACCTAACTGTATTTACATTATAATTCAAATACTGTATAATAAATATTATAGTAAATGTTTTTATACAGAAAGGAGTTTACATGGATACAGATAACAATATACCTTTTGCAACTGAAATTATAAGAACTCTTAAAAAAATTATATATATGCTCGTCATATTACAGTTTTTAACTATTACGGCATTTTTGTGGTACATTAGTTTACCCTCAGAGGATATTAGTTTTGATACGGAAGAGGGTAACGCAACTTATGTGGGTAATGACTTAAACGGAGGGTTATACAATGGCGAAAATGAGAGTAATAAAAAGAACATCAAGGACACGGTCAGCGAAGAATAGTGGAGGCAGACGTAGAAGGCGTGGTAGATAATGAAACATATTCAGATATATGATTTTGTGAATTGGGAATTAGAAAAGTTCCGTAATGAGTGTAACTTTTCCGATGAAGAACTAGAATATTTTAATTTACGTGCCAAACATATATCTCATGAACGTGTTGCTGAACTAATGAATATATCCGTAAGTAAGGCGGATACATTAAGTAGAAAAGTTAAAATGAAAATTCTTAAGGTTATTTAAAGTTTTTTCAAAGGTTTTTAAGGGATTAACCAGTGTGTTAATCCCTTTTTTGTTGTTTTAAAATATACATAACAAGGAGGATTTTGTTATGTATGAAATTATTGCTACAAAGGATTTTATAGATGTTCTTAAAAAATTATCTTTGGAATATGCTAATGTTCTTACTCATTCTTTTATATCTATTAGAGAAATACCTCATGTAAGAGTGATAAAAAATACATTCATGGAAGATTTATTAGAACAAATAAAGAATCAGGAGGTAGAATAATATGTTGTTTAATCCTTATTCTAATACAATGAATAACGTAACACCTAATACACCTATTCCCCCTATGATGAATCCATATCAAGTACCTCAAAATACAAATAAATTGCCACCTCAACAAATACTTCAAGCTAATGGAAAAGGTAGTATAGATGCTTTACAAATGTCACCTAATAGTTCTGTACTTATTATGGATAGTACATCACCTATTGTTTGGATGTGTATATCAGATGGATTAGGAAATGTGTCAAGTACTCCGTATGATATTTCACCTCATATAGATAAACCACCTGTTAGTATGGATAATCTGGAACAAAGGTTATCTACTATAGAAGATACATTAAGAAGAATGGAGGATATAAATAATGCAAGGCAATCCTATGATTCAAAATTTAATGGCAAACAGAATGGGACAGACTATGGCACCAATAAAAAATCTAATGAACACCATTCGTAATGCAAGTAATCCTCAGATGATGTTCCAGCAAATGGTATCTCAAAATCCTAAATTACAACAAGTTATGAAGTATATACAGGATAGTGGTGGGGATGCCAAAAGTGCTTTTTATAAAATGGCAAATGAACAGGGTATAGACCCTAATACGATTCTTAACCAATTAATGTAGTAATAAAACCTGAGTGTACATAATGGTTTTATAAACCGACTATCCGTCCGGAGGATAGCCGCTAACTTACAAAAATTATAAGGAGGAAAAAACCATGAACGAAAACACAGGAATCGTACCCGTAATGCCTATGGGTAACGGTGGGGATTGGGGAGCAAATTCCTTTATGTGGATTTTTGCACTTCTCATCCTTGCTGGTGGAGGTTTTGGTGGTGGCTTTGGTTGGGGTAATAATGGATTTGCCAATGCCATAGGTTATGACAACCTTGCTACCTCAAATGAAGTACAGCGTGGGTTTGACAACCAGAACCTTCAAGCACAGACAAGAGATATCCTGGCAGCTGTTAATAGTGGTACTGCTCAGAGTGTTGCTGCTACTAACCAGACTTTCCATGATAGTCTTGCGGCTATGCAGAATCTTTACAATGAGACTGCAAGGGATATGGCTTCCCTTGCTGTTGGACAGGCAAATCTTCTGGCAAACCAGAATGAGTGTTGCTGCTCTCAGAAGCAGTTAATTCTTGAGTCATCTGCCAATACTAATGCTAATATAGCACAGAATAGGTATGATGCTGCAATGAATACTGCCGCTATTAATGCTAACACTACAGCACAGACTCAAAAAATACTTGATGCCATACAGCAGAACAAGATTGAGAGTTTACAGTCTCAGGTAAACCAGCTTCAGCTGGCACAGGCAACATCAGGCGTTCTTAGATTCCCTAACTCTTGGAGTTATGGGGCAGGACCGTTCCCGCCTATATTTGGATGTGGATGCAACGCCTAAATGTTAAATAGCAAATTTGCTTATGTTTGAGCGTATTTAGTGCGCCTTAGTGATAGGGAGTGTTAATACGCACTCCCTATTTTTTATGGAGGATAATGAGATGACAAAGAGAAAACCTAAAGTTACAGAAGAACTTGTTATTGAGGAAGTTAAGGAACAACCTCAAGAGGAATTTGATGCATCTACAGCTCATTTTTTAGCATCTCTTTTAGGACTGGATAAGGAACTTGCTACATTAAAAGGAAAAGTAGATACATTAGAGAAATTTATAATGAAAGGAGACAAATAAGATGTTAGAATATTTTAGTACAAACAATACAATATCTCTTGGTGCTATAGATGCTGAAAGTGTAGTACCTTTTTCAAACCAAAAACTTTTAAAAGGGTGTACGGCTGTTATGTCTGGTAATACAGCACAGTTAAATAATTGTGGTGTATATGATGTAGATATTGACTTATGTTTTGAGGCATCTGCTGCATGTAATTTAACGTTTACCCTTTATGTAGATGGTATAGCACAACCTCAATCCATAAGAACAATAACTATTGGTGGTGCCGATGAATTTTCTACTACACACATAAGCACTTATGTAACAAAACAGGATAATAACTGTAGATGTAATATGTGTACAGCCCCCACTAATATTTACCTTGCTGTATTAGCGTCAGTTGCTGATATAGATGTTGGATTTACTACTACAGATATACAGGTGTACAAAGTGGCATGAATGGTTTAGGTAGTGGAGAAAATGGACAGTTTACATTCTTAGATATTATCTCTATAATAAGTTTTCTTATAGGTATTATGAACTTAGAAGAAAACGTAACACAAGGGGATAAGCAGGAGCTTATGCAGAAATTGGATGAAAATGTCCGTTTTCTCCTAACTGAAATCCATACACATCTACAAGAACAGGATAATAAGATTAATAGTATATTAGCGTATATGGAGGCACATTATGACAGTAATGGAAATAGCAAGTGAAATATCTTCCCATATGATAAAGGGTCTTATGTTTCATAGTCAGATGGCAGACTATTATAAATTTTTAGGTTTGTCAAAATATTCAGAATGTCATGAGAACCATTATAAAAAAGAAGATTGTGCCTGGCGTAAGTTTAGTAATTATGTAATTGAACATTATAATAAACTTATACCTGAGAAGGAAATTGAATCTCCGGATGCCATACCTCAAAGCTGGTATGATTATAGCAGACAGGATGTAGACGCCGGTACAAAGTCTAAAGCAGTAAAAGCAGGTTTAGAAAAATGGTTAGAATGGGAAACTGAAACTAAAACCTTATATCAAAATATGTTCTATGAATTACTTATGATGAAAGAGGTAGCATTTGCAATGCATCTTAAGCATTATATTAAGGATGTAGATTGTGAAATAACGGATGTTACACAGTATCAGTTAAATAAATCTTCTGTAGGTTATGACATAGGTGTGATTATATCCGAACAGCATCATTATAAGTAATATATACCAGAAAAGACGGGTGTTGTGCCCGTCTTTTTTGTTTGTTAAAAAATTAACATAAATAGTTGTAAATTAGTTATTTATAGTGTACAATAAACATATATAATGTTTTATTATATACTATAAGAGGTATGTCTAATGTTATTTTCAAGTATATGGAATAAAATAAAGGAGATTATATCTACTATGATGGGAATGAATAGAACCATTGAGCAAACACTTCATATAGTTCCTGCTGTAAGTAATAAGATGACGGAAGCTATAGACTTATGGACAGATATGTATGAAGATCATGCTCCGTGGTTAAAAGAACCTAATTTTCAAGATCCTGTTAAGATTACTTCCTTAGGATTACCAGCATTTATTGCCAGTGAAAAAGCAAGAATGACTGTATTGGAATTAAAAAGTGAAATAACAGCACCTAAAAAAGTACAGGAAATAGATAATCCAGAGTACTTCCCACCTGTTGTAAATAATTTAGGTATGGTAGAAGTAAGTGGTCAACCTAAGAAGATAATAAAGGAAGAAGTACAAGGTCCTGTGGAACGTGCTAACTATATGAACACAGAGTATAAAAATAAACTTATTCCTAAGCTACGTACACAAATAGAATATGGAATAGCAAAAGGTTCCCTTATAATCAAGCCTTATGTTACAAAATTGCGTATGCAAGATGTAGCCGGTGTAGATACCGGGGAATATAAAGATAAATATGTAATGAATTATGATTTTGTACAGGCAGATTGTTTTTATCCATTTGCATTTGATGCTTCCGGTAATTTATGTGAAGTGGCATTCTTGGAACCTCATGTAGACAAAGAGTATACATACACACGTGTGGAATATCATAAGTTGGAAGGAAGTTCTGTAACAATTATAAACAGGGCATTTCAAGCTTTAACTAATAATAATGATATAAATGTGGGTATGGAAGCTATTAACCTTGGACGAGAGATACCTTTGTCTAAAGTACCTGCATGGAAGGATATACCTAAAGAAGCAAAAGTTAACAATGTTGACAGATTACTTTTTGGGTATTTTAAGATGCCGGATGCTAATACTATTGACCCTCATTCACCCTTAGGTATTAGTGGATTTGCAAGAGCAAAGGATTTAATAAAAGAAGCAGATTTACAGTATAGTAGGTTACTTTGGGAGTTTGAAGGTGGACAGTTAGCAATAGATATTGACCGTGATGCCCTTACGGATACTGCCGACTTTAAGGGAAATATTCATAGTGTAATGGGTAATTTACAGCAAAGATTATATAGACCTATAGATTTAGGTCAATCTGATACATATAAACCCTATAATCCGTCATTAAGAGATAATTCCCTTATAAATGGACTTAACAGTATTTTAATGAGGATTGAGGATGTATGTGCTATGTCACGTGGTACTATATCTGATAGTGTAGTAGAAGCAAGAACAGCTACAGAGTTAAAAATATTACGTCAAAGGTCTTATAGTTCTATAAGGGAGATACAGGCAGCATTAGAGACAGCATTAAGAGATGTGGTATACACTATGGATGTGTATTGTACATTGTATAATATAGTTGGAGATACACCTATGTCAGCGGATGGTACTGTGGATGTAAGTAACATGGGTCAATATGATGTATCCTTTACATGGGATGATTCAATACTTGTAGATGCTGAGACAGAACTTACTACTAAACTTACCTTGTTAGATAAGGGTATTACAAGTAAGACAGAAATACGTATGTGGTATTATGGAGAATCCGAGCGTCAAGCTACTGATGCCATAAATAAGATACAGGATGAAAATAGACAGGCAATAGAGCAAAATATGCAAGTATCTTCTCAGATGGGTCAGAATTTACAGGCTCAAAAAGATATATCCAAAGCATCACAAAATGGGGAAGAACCTGAGGAAACTACTACAGCACCTAATACGGCACAGGACGTAAATGAGTTACAAAGTAAGGTACAATCCCAACAATAAATAATTGTTAAAAATTTAACAAAAACTATTTACAAATTAACATAATATATGTATAATAAACTTTGAAAGTAGTGAATTATTCATTATGCTCACCTTCTTACTTATGGGCTGCAGGGTATAACTACTTTGCAGCCTGTATGTAGGAAAGTAAAATTGAATATCCACATCTTATATAAGGTGTTTGATATATAGTGTTTGTATGTCACGTTAAAAACATATACAATCAACGCAGACCAGTGACTGCGGCATTACAAGTAAAACTGATTAAAAAGATTGTTTTTTAAGAAGGAGGAACACAATGAATATCAAAGAGGTATTCGCAAAGGCGGATAAAACTGGTACACTTACGTTAGCTCAATTTGAAGCCATTGTTAAGGAGAGTGGGGCAAAATTTGCCGACTTGTCAGAAGGAAAGTATGTAAGTAAATCCAAATATGAGGATGACTTAGCGGATAAAGATAAAGTTATAGCCGCTAAGGAAGATGAAATTACTACTCGAGATGGACGTATTGAAGAGCTTAACGGAACTATTACCACAAGGGATACCGACCTTGCGGAGTTACAAAAACAACTTGAAGCAGCTGGTGAAGATGCTACTAAGTTGGAATCACTCAGCACTACTCTTAAAGACCTGCAGACAAAGTATGACAATGATGTTAAGTCTTATGAGACTAAGATGAAACAACAGGCATATGAGTTTGCAGTAAAAGAGTTTGCTAACACTAAGAAATTCTCGTCCAAAGCTGCAAAGCGTGATTTTGTTCAGGCAATGATTGCTAAGGGATTACAGATGGACGGAGATAGGTTATTAGGTGGAGAAGACTTTGTAAAGTTTTACAGTGAAGAGAATGACGATGCCTTTTATAAGGAGCCAGAACCCACACCCGAACCTGAGCCTACACCTGAGCCTACACCTGAGCCTACACCGGCTCCTAAGCCTGTTCCTACATTTGTGGCACCGGCACCTGGACCGGAACCCGGAGGGAATGACGCAAGCAATGGATTTCAGTTTAATTTCCAAGGTGTTAGAGCACATTAAACACAATCTTTTCATAAAAAATTTTAAGTAAAGGAGAGAAAACTATGCCAGCTTTAAATTATGCTACCGAGTATAGTAGGGCACTGTCACAGGCATATCCGTATGTTCTTAACTTCGGAGCCCTCTATAACACCCCTAACAACAACGTATATCGTTGGGTAAATGCTAAGACGATTGAGATTCCCTCAATAAGCACCACGGGTCGTGTTGACTCTGACCGTGATACGATTGCTACCGCACAGAGAAATTACGACAACGCATGGGAGACTAAGACACTTACCAATCAGAGGAAGTGGAGCACCCTTGTACATCCCATGGACGTAGACCAGACCAACCTGGTAACTACTATTACCAACATCACGAGAGTGTTCAATGATGAGAATAAGTTTCCTGAGATGGATGCTTATTGTGCTTCCAAGATTTACAGTGATTGGACTGCTCTTGGTAATGTTGCAGATACTACAGCACTTACTGTAGGCAACATACTGTCCGTATTTGATAGCCTTATGCTTAACATGGACAATGCCCGTGTTCCTGCTAACGGCAGGTTACTGTATGTAACCCATGAGGTTAAGAAGATACTTAACAACGCCGATAAGGTTAATCGTAACTTTGAGGTACAGAGTTCTTCCGATTACATTAACAGAGCAGTTAACAGGCTTGATGAGGTTGAGATTATTGGTGTTCCCGCACCTCTTATGATGACCCTTTATGACTTCACAGAGGGTTGGGCACCCGCTACCGGAGCACAGCAGATTAACATGATGCTTATCCATCCTGCATCTGTAATTACTCCTGTAAGTTATACCTACAGCCAGTTAGATGAGCCCAGTGCAGGTTCAGAAGGCAAGTACATCTACTTTGAGGAGTCCTTTGAGGATGTATTTATTCTTAATAAGAAGTCTGGTGGTATTCAGTTTAACGTAGCTTCTGCTACTGTTACTTACACTGCCGTTGTTGGTCCTACCGGAAATCCTGAGGTTCAGGGTTGGTATGAGCAGAAGACTATAGGTTCTTCTACAGTATATGTTCTTACCCATGACACCGTAGTTGATGGTACCAAGACTTACTATGAGAGGTCCTGATAAACTATAGGAGGGTAACGTAATGATGATATTCGCTACTAAGGGAAACAAAGTAAGACGAATAGACGAAGCCAGTATCCAGAAGTTTGCCGAGCAGGGGTATAAAATTACAAATGAGTCCGGGGATGTACTTAAAGAGTCCATCCCCATGGACTTACCCTTACTCAAAACAGCTTATATTGAGCATACACGCAAGATTAAGATGTTAGAGGATGAGGTAGCTTCTTTAAAGGCACAGCTCGTAGCGGCGTCTAAGAAGTCCGAAAGTTCTGCTAAGAAGTCAACAGGTAGACCCGCAAAGGAAAAGGATAAAGAGTCTCTTGAGATAAAAGCAGAATAATTGTTTAACGAAAGGTGGTCTCTCTTATGTATCTAACTTTTGAAGCATATCAAAATATGGGTGGTACATTAGACGAGACCACTTTTGAGGAATACGAATTTGAAGCAAGATGTATTGTAGACCTTTATACATACCACAGGCTCAATAAGATGGACCCGTCAGAGTATCCAGAAGCATTACAGAGATGTATGTATGCCTTAATAAAGCTCATAAGAGCACAATGGGCATTAATACCTGGGTCAGACAACGATGGAGCAGGTGGAGGGTCAGCACAAGGAATTACCTCTCAAGCTAATGATGGTGTATCTACTAGCTATGCTACTTTAAGTGCTCAAGACCTACTTGCAACATGCAGGGAAGAGATATCCAAACTGATAAAAACTTATCTGAGTGGAGTACTTGATAGTTTAGGGCACAAACTTTTATATACAGGTATATATCCCGATGAGTAGTTTATATCCGGTATGGTGGGATACCACAATAACAATATATAACAAGTATGAAAATACTTCTACAAACGTCATAACATGGTATGGAACTGTTATACCTTTGTGTTTTTGGAAGTACGTGGGAGATAGTATTAATCAAACACTTACACAGGAAGATAAATATGACACAGTTTGTAGGATACCGGAGAACCCTTTATATGTACCCAATTACTTATGGAAAGACCTACCTGAACTGGATAAAGCAAGCCATTTTACAGTAAACTTAGATGACATTATAATCAAAGGCTATGTAACAGATACTATAAACGAGTATACAGCAGGTAAACGGTCAACCGATATAATTGACAAGTACAAAAAGTTACAGGGATGTATAACAGTAAAGGAATTTGCTATAGATACAGGGGAAGGTAGATGCTTACCTCATTACAGAATATACGGAATATAGCTTATGAAAGTTTCATTCAAGGCAAAGGCAGATACCAATGCTTTATATAATAAGTTAAATAACGTATTACAGGATAAGGCTTTATTAACAGAGGTAAATCAAGCGTTTGCGGAAAGAATTGACCCTTATGTACCTTACATAACAGGTAGACTTTCCAAGTCGGGTTTAAACAACGTAGACGAGAACGGTGTACATTATACAGTTTCCTATGCTTCTGATGTATATAATTCAGAATTCCCTCACAATCAGCAACATCACCCATTAGCGTCAAGTCATTGGGACGAGGTTGCTATGTTAACGGAACGAGAAGGGTTCGTGGAGGATGTTAAGGAAATAATTTCCAAACATCTTAAGGAGAGCAAGTAATGGATAAAAACCAAATAGTAATTGAATACTTATTAGGTTGTCCACAGCTTGCCAATAACCCATTATTTTTCAATGCCGCACAGGCAAAGAATGAGAACAAACAAATTGTAACTATTGCCGATGATAAAAGGTTACAACAACCCTATATAGATGGGAGTGTATTAAAACGGTATACTTTCACAATAGTAGATTTTAAATCTATTACATATCAGGCAGTAGTAAAAATACCTGGGGATGAGTATAAAAACGAGAATGTGGTAGATCTGTTAGACAGTCAAGGAATTATAGATTGGATAACAGAGCAAGAAGAGAACCACAATTATCCAGACTTTGGAAGTGATTATGTTGTAGAGAAAATAAGTACTACTACAGAAGTTCCTATGTTAAACGGAATTGATACTTCCACCAACCCACCCCTTGCTAAGTATAGTATATCTATACAGATAGACTATATGGATTACACAAAGACTAATTGGCATAATTAACTAATAGAAGGAGGAAATAATTATGGCTAATGCAAGCGTAATTAACAGGTTTGCGCTCAAAGATAGGCAGAAGTCAGAGCGTAAATGGCTAATCACTGTTGCCGAGTGGCGTGATACTAATGGTGATATTACTATTGGTTCCGGTACGGATTCTTACAAGGTAAGTCGTGAGATACTTGGTACACGTACAGAGGATTCCAGTATAGAGTACAACGCCGACATTGAGACTACTACTGATATTAGAGGTATTACTTATACCGATATTAACAGGACACAGCCTCAGCAGGATTTCGACCCTTACATGGTACTTGGTGGTTCCAAGTTAGGTGTATATCTGGATGATATCCGTAGACGTAATGCCCTTTCCGAGCTGAATGCGTTTACGATTTATATCATAACGGCATACATCAATGACCTTACGGATACTGAGATAGGTGTTAAGCACATGGATGAAGCTACTGCTTATTTAGCTGAGCGTCATACAGATTGTACTATAACTTACACCTCACTTGGTGGAGATGCATGGGTTAACATGCCTATATCCCTTTACCTGTCAAACGTAGATAATACTACAGCAGATACTGCTAAGACAGGTCATGCTGGTATTGGTACTGTAAACACTTTGGCATATAACTTTACTTTTGAGATTACTCAGAGTATCTAAGGTGTAAATTTTTAAAGGAGGAAAAGCATAATGAGCAGTTTACTTTCAACCACAACTACTAATTCCACGGAGACCCCTTTAGACGCCGTACAAAGCGATTCTAAGGCGGTTTCCGAGGAAAGTGTAGTTACTAACACAGATGATAATAAAATCGTGAATATGCCGCTTACAGAGCGTCAAAGCGAGGATAAAAGTCCCGTAGAAAAGTTTTCGGATGCTGTAGAGGAAGATTTAACACCTACACAAAAGGATGTAGACCTTTTAACTCCGGATTCAGATGGTGTTATTAACGTAGATATAGCACCCATAAAGAAGAAAAGATTTTCCATAAATGGAAATCTTCAGAATATGTTGGAACTTAACGTATCGGACATAAATATTGTTCAGCGTTTAAACAAGGCATTAAAACAGCTCAATAAGTTACAGGAAGACGCAATAGCTACTTCCAAAAAGATTGCAGATGCTGATATGGAGAATGATGAATCCTTAGAAGTAGTATCTCAGGAACTTGAAGGCATAGACAATAAGATGAGAGAACTTGTTGACTTTATATTCAACGCCCCTGTTAGTCAAGCCTGTGCTAAGGACGGGTCGATGTATGATATGTTTAAAGGGGCATTTAGGTATGAACACATCATTGAAAGCCTTATGAAGTTATACGAATCCAACATCAAATTAGAATATTCACAAATGAGGTCCAGAGTATCTAAGCATACAAATAAATATACTAAGAAAAGACGCTAACTGAATATGTACGAATTGCCTGTATCAGTGCAGATAGGAGAACAGTCATTTACCATTCGCAATCGTGGTGATTACAGGATGGTAATTGACTGTTTTATTTGTTTAGAGGACGAGGACCTTACAGAGCAGGAAAGAATACTTGCTTGTTTAATAATATTCTATGAAGATATAAATGATGTGGATGATATCTCTATAAAATTTCCGGATGTTAATGAAGCAGTTAAGAAGATGTTTTGGTTCTTTAATTCAGGTCAACCGGAAATAAATAAAGGCAAGAAGTCAGTTAAACTTATAGATTGGGATAAAGATTCAGTTTTAGTATGTTCCGCAATAAATAATGTAGCAGGCACAGAAATAAGAGCTTTGGATTATTTACATTGGTGGACATTTATGGCATACTATATGGCAGTTAATGAGAGTTTTCTATCCCATATAATAAACATAAGAAGTAAGATTGCCAACGGCAAAAAACTTGAAAAACACGAGAAAGAATTTAAAGCCGAGAACCCTCAATACTTTATGGTTGATTTTAGGACGGCAGAAGAGAAGCAAGCTGATAGCTTTATAAGGAGCTTGTGGGGTCAATAAGGAGTTTGGATTATGGCAGATATAGAATTACTTGCCGGTCTTGGTGTAGATAAAAATGACGTAGATAACGTCCAAAAACAAATAGAAAAGCAGTTAACGGATAAAGAAATTACTCTTAATGTTACTGCTAAGGCTAAGATAGATAAAGCCGCCATAGAGGCTCAGATGAAACAAGTACAGTCTCAAACAAAAAATGAGATTGTACTGTTTAAGTCTGATTCCGAAGCAATATCTGATATAGTACAGAATATAAAAGATATTCAAAATATGGGTATAGATATATTACCCGAGGATGCCGGACGTAATATAAATGCCTATAAACAAGATTTACAGGAGATAAAAGTTCTTGCCGAGGACCTAAGTAGGGATAATGTTATTGCTTTAATAGACAAGCAGGCAGCAGAAGCTGCATATTTTAAGAAATTTTTGGATTCGGGTGGAGTAAGACCTAAGTTAGGAGAAGACCCTTATAAAGAAGCATATATATCCTGGCAGCAATATGAACAAGAAATATATCAGGGTGTTAGGAATGTTAATGGGGAATTAACTTCTCTTTCTTCTAATCCAATCACACTTTCACAAGATTTTGAACAAACTAATAATCAATTAAGGGAAACACATCAGTTAATTGAAGGTATACATCTTGAGAATATATCTAATGAGGCATTAGATGTTGACCAACATATAAAGGATATAGCAGGAGATGCTAAACAAGCTACACAAAGTATGTCAGAATTTGCTGGCAATGTGGATATACCTTTATCTCCGTTAGAAGAATTAAAAGATGTAATTATAGCTGATTTAGATGAACAGATACAGCAAGCTAATTCAGACGTAGCTTTTCTTAAAGAAAATATGCAGCAATTAGCCGCTGTAAGTATATCTCAACATACACAGGATATTATAGCTACAGATAAGCAGATACAAACATTAACAGATGATATAAAAGAAGCATTATCTATATTATATTCTACAGGGGATGTTGAGATTATGACCCATATTGGGTCATGGGAAGGAAATATAGATAAAGCCGCGATTGCTTTAAAAGGTATAGCTTCCCGTATAGCAGATGTTACACAGCAGGAACATAGATTAACAGATGCCTATAATAAAGGATTATTAACAGCTGAAGCATACAATGAAGCTTTAAGTAATTTACCGGCTTTGAAGGATACTAAAGATGTTTTTTCAAAATTTGAAGGTGTTTACAAATTAACACAACAATTAGAACTACTTAAAGATAAGCGCCAGGAACTTGAATCTTCCCATATTGCAGAATTATTAAACCAAGAAAATTCTGAATATGTAGAACAATATAAGTTATTAAGTTCTATATTAGGAATTTTAGAGTACCTTAACGACCAAAAAACATTATTTGAATCCGGTAATGCCACAAACTTAGATTATACGGAAATTATTAATCAGTTTGGCATGCTGGAAAGCATGGTACAGGCATTCCCGGAATTAAAAAATATTTTAGTATATGACCCTGATGTAGAATTTCAGCCTAAATATACAGGTATTAAAGAGGGTGCCGAACAACTTAAACATAGAACAGAACAGATAATTAATGAACAACAAATACAAGCTAAGGCACTTGCAGATTCCGCAGCAGAAGCCGCTGAACAAAAAGAAATAGATAATCTCATAAAATTTGAAAATGAAACACAAAAAGCTCAAAAAGCTATACAGGATTTAACGGCGGCACAGGAAAGATTAGTACAGGCTTCACCCGAAGCTAATTTTGGTAAACTTAAAGGTAAATTTGGAGAGATAGGTAATGAAGCAATAATTGCTAAACAGAGTCTTGAAGATTTTACGGAGCAAATGAAACAAGCCTTAACAGAGGCTTATGCTAACGGACCTGAAGCTGAAATAAATATAGATACTACTTCTATACAGAGTGCCATTAAATATGCAAATGAATTAGCAGATAAATTACAGCATATTAAGAACCAACAGAATATACAAACTATAGGTCAGAATATCATGAAGATATATTCTGGTATTAATCAGCTTGGTAATTCTATGCTGTCTATATTCCAAACTATTGATAATATAGTTATGGGAATTGTAAGAAAAGTACAAAGTGTATTTAAGAGTATATATGTCACAGCGGCTAAGGTTACAAATACTCTTAAAGCATGGGGTACTCATATAGCTAAAGCAGTTATACATGCCGCAAACTTAGGTAAGGAAACTAAACGGAATAACAATGCTTTAAGTAAAGGTATCAGATTCCTTATTAGATATGGACTTGGTTTAAGAAGTATGTATTTCCTTGCCCGTAGAATAAGAACGTTTGTTACAAGTGCTTTTGATAATATGTATAAGTACGGAAAAGACTTTGAACCTTTAAAGCCTTTCCACCAGTCAATATATGATTTAAAAGTGGCACTGGAAACTTTACGTTATACGTTATTTGCTGCATTTGAACCCCTTATAACTACAATAGTACCTTACATAACAAAAGCTATAGAATGGATAGCTTCTAAAATTGCTGCATTGGGTCAGATTATAGCTGCATTCTTTGGACGTACTACATATCTTAAAACTATAAAGAAAGGTATGCAGGGTATTGTAGATGTTGAGGATGAAAGTTTAGATAAGTCTAAAAAGAAGAATAAAGAACAGAATAAACAGTTAAGTGGACTGGATAAGATAAATAATATTACTTCCAAGAATGAAAAGGATGAGACTGATGCCGAAAAGAAAGCTAAAGCTCTTAATCCTGCTAATTTGTTTGAGGAAGTTCCTATAGAGGATAGATTTAAGGATATTGCCGATAAGATAAAAGAGTTCCTTAATCACTTAATGGCACCCATTAAGGCAGCATGGGATAAAATGAAAGGCTTTGTTATGGGTGGCTTTTTACATATGATTTCCGGACTTAAAAAATTGTTCGGTGTACTTGCTGATGCATTTTGGAGAGTATGGGATGAAAAGAAAACACAAGAAATATTTGAAATGTTATTCCATATTTTAGGCAACATAATGCACTTTATTGGCTATATAGCAGAAGGGTGGGCAGAAGCCCTTGCTTATGCTGATAATGCCTATAGGATATTTGCGGCAATACGGGATGTCATATGGACTATTGTTAAACATATAGATGCCATGGTGCAGGCTTGGGTAGATTGGGCAAGAGTAGTAGATTGGAAGCCTTTATTTACTAATATGGCAGATTGGTTACAGAGTGTAGATAAGGTTGCTGATGTTATATGGGGTATTATTGAGGATATTAACCTGGAAGCTACACACCTTGCTACTTATATAGTAGAGAGTTTAATACCTCGTATATTTGCTAAGATGGAAGCGTTTAATCAACTTCCATTCTGGGATAGTTTAAGAGAAAATTTAAAGCCTGTGTGGAGTTCCCTTGAAAAATTCCTGGAGGATGTAGGTGACGGATTACTTGTAATATTCCAAACTGTTTTAGACATTGCTGGTGCTTTTGGAGATTGGCTTGCTAATGCCGATTTTGGACCTTTGGCGGATGCCTTAGACAGATTAGGTAGCAGTATAGAACCTACATTGCAGGCAGTACATGATATACTGATGAGTTTATGGGATAATGCCGTTAAGCCTTTATTTGACTACCTTATACAAAAAGGTGGCATAGTAGATACAATAGTACAGGAATTAGGTGAGTTTAGTGCTTGGTTACAACAAGATGCAACTAAGGCTAAATTTGCTATGTTCTTTAAAGATACCTTATATCCTATACTTAAAAATATAGCTGATATACTTCCTGCTGTTATTGAACGTATTACGGCTATTATAAAAGCAATAGTAAACGGAGAATCTACGGGTAATTGGGCACTTGACCATGTTGTAGCTCTTGTAAAAGACTTACTCACATGGCTTAAGAATGCTGATGGTAAAGAAATTACATCCCTTATTGAAAAGTTCGTAACACTTCATTTAGTAATTATACCTATACTAACTGTAGTTATGCAACTTATAGGTCTTATAGCTAAATTAAGTGCGGCATTTAGTGCATTAGGTAAGATAGGCAGTGGATTCAAGGGTATAATGGATGCTGTAGGGAGTACTAAATTAGGAAGTCAAATAGGCACAGTATTAAATACTTCCATAGCAGATTCTGCCGCTTTAACAGTACCTCAAACATTTGGAGTATTGGCGGCAGCTATTGTAGCATTCTTTGCCGGTGCTGAAATAGGAAAGCAAGTAGGTAAATTTATATTCCCGAGTGACAAAGAGTTATATGATAGTTATTCAGGTATAAAGGGTACATTTAAGATGCTTGCTGATTCTCTTATTGCTAACTTTACCAGTGTACAACTTGCATTTAGCAATATGATACGTAACATGGAAAATTCAGCATCTGAAAGTCGTATAAATGACTTATTAGGTGGTAACTTTGATAAGCAGACTAAAGAAGAGGATATGAAAGGACTTGAAAATATCCGTAAACTTTGGGGTGATAAAGGATTTGCCACTAATAGGGCAGGAGATGTTGGACATAGTAGTACTGGAATTTATGAAGGTATTATGGAGCAAATAGGTACATTAAAAGAGGGAGAACTTGATGTACTTAAAAAAGATATTATTAACCTGAGGGAAGAAGGAGCAATTACAGGTGACGAACTTAGGTCCATGGTACAAGTTATTAATGAGTTAAAGGATGTTAACTTAGACCAAAGTAAGTTATCTGAGTCCACTAAACAATTAATGAATGACGGTAAGCTTCTTAGTGATATTACTAATGAGCAGATTGCCGCTGAGAAAAAACTTGCAGATGAAAAAGTAAAAGCAGCAGCCATAAGTCAGGTAAATTATGGTGGAGCAAACGGTTCTACAGCAGGTATGCCTGCGGAAGCAAGAGCTAATATTGATAACTATACAGAAGGTGTAAACCAAGCCACAGAGTCCACAAATGAGTTTGCAAGAGAAAGTACAGAAGCTTGGACAGAAGCAGGTAATGCAGCTATAGCCGCTAAAGCAAACCTAGATGATTTGTTTAAGGCAACAGGTACTTCTGCTGAAGACTTTACAGCAAATCTTGACCAGTTAGGGAACCTTATAAATGTAGAAGGTGCCGGAGATGTTGTTATTGAGAAGTTTGCCGATGAGTTAGCACAATCCAGTGCTAATATACAGGATAAGATGGCGGCAACGGGTAACAACATAGGTAAGGGTATATTTGAGGGTATAAACGCTCAGGTTGCTGAGCAGGGACCTACCTCAGCACAAGAAGTATTTGATGGATATAAGGAGCAGTTATCCACGGCATTTGGCGGAGTAGATGAGCCTTCCACTAATATGATAGTAGTTGGAAATAATATTATGCAGGGTATTATAAACGGATTTGTTGAGAAGGAAACTGAATGGTGGACAGCTTTAACAGATTGGTATACTCAGACAACTACTTACTTTAACGACAACTTATCACTGTTAAATGAAAGTATTTTACTTAAATTTACAGAGCTTAAAGATGGACTTATTGAGATGTGGACACAGGGATGGGAAGAAGGACTTAAACCCATACTGAACATTATTATTGAAGGCATGGAGACATTTATAAACGGTATTATAACGGCGTTTAATGAAATGCTTACATCCCTTAGTTCCATGGATGTTCCTGTTCCTGATTGGGCTACTGAGAGTGTAGGAGCTTCCAATATTAGTTTTGGAGAGATACCTACGTTAACTAATATTACAATACCTCGTCTTGCCAAAGGAGCAGTTATACCTCCGTCAGCAAGTCAGTTTATGGCAATGTTGGGTGACAATAAGAAGGAAACAGAAGTTGTATCTCCTCTGTCAACTATGGAACAGGCGTTTAGAAATGCCCTTGCGGATACAGAGTTAGGTGGAGGCACTATTAACTCCAGTATTAATATAGATGGGCAGCAGATATTTAATGTTGTTCAGAACTACAATGCACGATATAAGAAGCGTATGGGTGGTGTATCTGCATTTGCTTGACAAATTATATAGGTTGTACTAATATTATATAAAATGTTTAGGAGGATATATTATGTCCGTAATTACGATAGATACACTTTTTAGATTTGGAACATTTATATTTCCTTTGGAATTTATAAAGTTGGATACATATAAAGTAAAACCCCGTCAAAGACAGGACCTTGATGCCTATACAGATGCTAATGGACTTACACATAGGAATGGACTTGACCACTATAAGACTGAGATTACGTTTACAACACGTCCATTACATGGCAGACAGTTTGATGTATTAATGACAGGTATTACTTCTCAATATAGTAACCAAAATGAGAGAGATGCAGAAAATTGTGCTTATTGGGACCCTGAGATTTTAGGTATGAGAACAGGTGTTCATTTATATTTAGACCCAAGTTTGGAAATACCCTTAGGTCAGATTATAGTGGATGCCAGTCATTCCTATACGGGTCCTGCCGGCATACACATGATAAGCAGTTATGACGGTGGATATTATACTCAAAATACTACACATAAAGGTGGAGAACTTAGAGGTGTTAAAGAAATAAACTGGATGTTTATTGAGTATTAAGGAGAATTTTATGTTATCTGTATCACAGACTACAAAAGATTTATTTAAAAGTGATAGTGTACATAAAGAGATGGTTGTGGACATATATGTAAA